TTAGTTCTATATCCGAGCTACCAATTTCAAGTAGCATATTTGATCCCAATGTTACAATTAATGTAACAGGAAGTCCTTTAACACTATCCATAGGAGCAGCTACAACTTTAGCAGGTGCTTTTGTTAATGTAACAGGAAGTCCTTTAACATTAGCTACAAAAGATGTAATAATTAATGCTGCAGCTAATGTAACTGTTGCAGGAAGTGGACTAACTTTATCTGCAGGAAGTGTAGTAATCACTGCCGCTGCTAATGCAGTTGTAACTGGAAACCAATTGACGTTAAACACAGGAAGTGTTACATTGATTGGTAAAGCAAATGTAACGCCTGATGCGACTCCTTTGACTATAACAGTCAAGGATGCAACGGCAATAACATGGAGTGAAATAGATCCAAACACAAACAGTGTTTGGGTAGAAATAGACCCGATTTAATATGGCATCAACATTTTCAACAAATTCAAAACTAGAGATTATCACAACTGGTGAAAAAGCTGGTCTTTGGGGTAATATAACAAATACTAATTTACAGATACTAGAGCAATTATCTAGTGGTTACCTATCTTTAGATGTAGCCTCATCTGATCAAGCATTAGCATTAGATAATGGAGCAACATCTAATGGTAAAAATTTATATTTTAAATTAACTGGTATACTAGCAGCAAATAGAACTGTTACAATTCCTGATAGTTCAGAAAGAATTATGGTGTTTGAAGATGCTACCACAAGAGAAAGCTCTGCAACTATAAAAACATTAACAATTAAAACTGTATCAGGGACCGGGGTTACAGTGCCTCCCGGAGCAAAACTATTAGTATATTCAGATGCAACAAATGTTAATTTAGGTTTATTAAATAAAGGTTATCTTACAGTAAACTCTTCAACTGTAACTGCTCATACGGCAGTGGCAGGCGAACAAATTTTTGCAATTACAAACACTAACCCTATAACAATCACCCTACCATCAACGGCCGCTACCGGAGATGAAATAACAATCATAGATGGTGGTAACTTTTTTGCATCAAACAATCTTACAATAAATAGAAATAGTCACAAAATAAATGCAGGAACTTCTAACTTAGTTTTAAATGTTAATGGTCAAGCATCAACTCTTGTTTATGCTAATGTAACCGTTGGCTGGGTATTGAAGTCAACTAACCAATAGGAGTAATATTATGGCTCTTGTTGAGTTTCCTTTTGCTCCTGGAATAGACAAACAGGACACTACCGTTGGTGCAGAAAACAGATGGGTAGACTCCGATAATGTTAGGTTTAGATATGGTCTTCCTGAAAAAGTGGGTGGATGGTCTTCATTAGTTTCAGATTCAATAGTAGGTGTAGTTCGAAAACAACACTCTTTTGTTGATCTTGATGGTAATAGATATGTTGCCCTTGGAACAGATAAATTTTTACTTGTATATTTTGAAGGACAGCTTCATGATGTTACACCTTTAAAAGCTACATTAACTTCAGCAACAATTGCAACTGTTAATACTTCACCTACTTGCACAATAACAAAAGCCTCACATGGTTTAGCAGCAGGAGATATAATTTTATTAGACTCGGTAACTTTACCAGGAGGAACAGGTTTTTCTGCCTCTGATTTTGAAGATAAAGTTTTTCAAGTAATTACGGTCCCAACATCAGATACTTTTACTATAACACAATCCTCAAACGCTGGAGGAACGGTATCTACTGGAGGTAGTTTAAGTATAAAACCATACGAGCCGGTTGGACCATCAGCTCAATCATATGGCTATGGTTTTGGTATTGGTAATTTTGGTGGAACAGTATCTGGAGTTGCAACAACAACTTTAAATGGTGCTCTTAATGCAGACACTGCTGGTACAGGGGGATCTGGTACAGCAATAACTTTAACATCGGTTACAGGTTTTCCAACAGGAGGAGGAACAATCGCTGTTGGTAATGAGTTAATAACTTACACTGGAGTAAGTTCAAATGATTTAACTGGTATCACCAGAGGTACGAACGGCACAGCAACAATCGGTACATCAAATGGACAAGCTCATAGCAGTGGTGCCACAGTTACAAACGCTACAAACTTTTCTGGATTTGGTAGTGCAGTAAATGCATCGACTGTAATTTTGGAGCCAGGCCTTTGGAGTTTAGATAACTTTGGACAAGTGCTTGTAGCAAATATTGCAAACGGTAAAACATTTACATGGAACTCAGGAGCTGCAACACCTTTATTAAATAGAGCATCAACTACAACATCTGGTTTTGAAACATCCAATAATCCAACTGCATCTAGAGTTACTTTGATATCACCGACTACACGTCACTTAATACACTTTGGAACAGAGACAACTATTGGAACAACAACTACACAAGATGATATGTTCATTAGATTTTCTGACCAAGAAAATATAAATATATATTCTCCTTCTGCAACAAACTCAGCAGGAACACAAAGATTACAGGATGGAACTAAAATAGTAGGTGCCTTAAAAGCTAAAGAAGTTATTTTGATATGGACTGATAATGCTTTGTATACCATGAAATTTATAGGTGCTCCATTTACATTTAGCTTTGAACAAGTGGGTACAAACTGTGGACTGATAGGTAAGAATGCAGTTGTAGAAATAGATGGTGCAGCTTTTTGGTTATCACCAAACGGATTCTTTCTATTTGATGGTACAGTTAAATCTCTACCATGTTCTGTAGAAGATTTTGTATTTACTAATTTTGATACAACAAAAGGACAACAAGTTGCTGCAGGATTAAATAATTTATTTACAGAAGTTGTTTGGTATTATCCATCATCAACAGCTACTTTTAACGATAAGTATGTTGTATATAATTATGGTGAATCTGTCTTGACTAAAGTACCAGGTGGTGTTTGGTACACAGGAACAGAAGCAAGAACAAGTTGGATGGATGCAACTATATACCCAACACCATACGCTACAAAATATGATAGCACAGCTAATGGGACTTTTCCTGCAGTTATAGGTCAAGATGGTTTAGGACAAACAAAATATTTTGAACACGAAACAGGGACCGATCAAGTTAATGAAGATGGTTCAACAACAACCGTAACATCGTTTATAAAGTCTTTTGATTTTGATATGCAACAAAGATCTTTTAGAGGACCATCAATAGCTGGTGAAGCATTTGTGGCTGTTAGAAGATTTATACCTGACTTTAAAGATTTACAAGGTAATTCAAAAATAAGCTTAGCAGTAAAAAGGTATCCACAACAATCTGATACTACTACAACATTAAGTCCTTTTACTGTAGACTCTACAACAGATAAAAAAGATACAAGAGCTAGAGGTCGTTTTGTAAATATTAAAATAGAAAACGATGCTGCTAGTGAGAAGTGGAGATTTGGAACACTAAGATTAGATATACAACCGGATGGTAGAAGATAATGTCTAAAATAAATATAAGAATACCAGAACCAAAAGAAGACTATGATGTATCAAACCAAAAACAAATTAACAGAGCTTTAACTATTATGAAGGATCAATTAAATTCTACGTTTTTAGATGAAGTAAAACAGGAGCAAGAGAGATTTTCTTGGTTTATAAGTGGCTAATATATACAAAAACGAATTAGTAGATCTAAGCACTACAGATAATACTACAATATACACAACACCGTCCGATTCTAGGGCCATAATTAAAAGTATAATAGTATCCGAGGACGCTGGATCAGGAACCACGATAACTTTTACCATAACAAATGCTGCCGCTGCAGTATTTAATTTATTTAAAGACAAAGCTATAGCTTCAAAAGCAACAACTGAGCTATTAACTCACCCTTTAATTTTAGAAGAAAATGAGGTATTAAAGGCACAAGCAGCAGATGCAAATGAATTACATGTTATTGTATCAATATTGGAGATAAATAGAGACTAATGCCATTTATAGAAACAAAAGCTAAAAAAGAAATAAAAGAGATAAACGGTAAACCAACTGTGGTTCTTACACCAGAGTGCGAAGTTACCTTAAAAAATTTAAAAACTGGTAAAGAGTATATGTCAGATGCCGAAGCAGATGAAGATGTAAACAACCCAGGGACAGAAACTAAAAGAGAAGATATCTCTAGAAGTGTAAAATTAACCGTAGAGTCATTACCGATAGGAGGTGATTCAAAAATATAATTATGTCGATATTTAGTGCACCAAGTTTTTATAGTCAAGCAGACCAAGATATATACAATCGAGGTTTTAGTTTTATACCTCAAGAACAATTTAGAGGTGGTGCATTTAATTTTCCTACAGACGACGATAATACAGGTGGCATAACAACATTACCCGCAAGAGCTTTTAGCGGTGGAGGAGGTGGAGGTAATAATCCATTTAATCCAGATATGAATCAAATAAGAACCGACTTTAGACCAGACACTGGGTTTAGAAGATTTCAAGATTTTGGTATCACAAGTTTAGATGATGCTACTGGTTTGCAAAGAAAAGAAATGGATATGTATCCTGAATTTTATGGAATAGATACAGGTGTTCCTAAAACAGGAATAGCTAAAGCTTTTGATACACTTAAAAACTTTATACCTGGTGTAGGGTTTTTATCAAGAGTAGGACCATTTATACAAAATAAACTACCAATAAACACACGAGCGATTATGGAAAATCAGTTAAGAGGGTCCGGTGTTTTAACTGATGACATTGGTAGAATAGTAGCTGGGGGTGCATACAATACACCAGAAGGTGTTATGGCTGGATATAATGCTAACATGTTAACCGATGCAAGTTTTGATAAGAGACAAGATAGAATAGGTCAAACTTTAGGAGATAAATATGGTATAAGTAATGCTGATATACAAGGATTGATTGATGGCACATTAGACGACGACGATATTTCTGCTAAGTATGGAATTACAACTAATCTAACTTCTCAAATAAGAAATGTACAGTTAGCAAGACAAAATATTCTTGGTGCACAAGCAAAAGCTCAAGAGATACGTGACTTTAGAGAACAACAAAGAATTGATAAAATTAATAGACAAAAACAAGCGGCAATAGATGCAGGTAATGCTGCAAGAGCAAGAAGACTACAAATTGAAGCTGCAGCCAAAGCACAAGATATTTCTAGAAGAGAAGCTGCACAACAACAAGCAGCTATTGAAAGAGATCAACAAAATGATAGAGGCGGAGACGCTGGTGCATTTGAAGGATCTACAAGTGGTTATAACGAAGGTAATTTCTGTTTTGATCCTAATACTTTTGTACAAATGGCTGATGGCAGTGAGAAGAAAATTAAAGAGATACAACTTGGTGATCAAACTAAAGGTGGTGAGGTTACAGGTGTGTTTCAATTTAAAGCATCTGATGAGATACATGATTACAAAGGTGTTACTGTTGCAGGTAGTCACTATGTTAAAGAGAATGGTAGATTTATCATGGTCAAAGATAGTCCGATATCTGTCAAGATTGATAAGATACCAGTAGTATATTCACTAGACACAAGTGGCAGAAGAATATTTATTAAAGATATTGAGTTTGCTGATTACAATGGTGATGGTGTAGCTAAGAATTTCTTAACAAATGCAGGTGTAGATTTAGCTGGCTTTGATAAAGAGGTTCTAAGACAAGTTGAAAACAGGTTGATATAATGAATAAAACACGATACAAAGAGAATTTAGGCTAAAATATGACAATATCTAGAATGCAGATGGAAAGACAACTACGTGCAGGTGGCGGAATAATGACACTAGATGAACCTAGACAGGGTTATTTCTTAGGTAAGCTTGTAAAGAAAGCCAAAAGAGCTGTTAAAAAAGTGGTTAAATCACCTATAGGTAAGGCTGCTTTATTAGGTGCAATTGGATTTGGTATACCGGGCACACAAATTGGTGGTCTGTTTGGTAGAGCTGCATTTGGCGGAGCTGCACCAAGTATCTTTGGTCAAAGTGGAGGCATTGGTGCATTATTAGGTCAAGGTGGGAAGTTTAGTACACTTGGAGATTTATTTAGAGTTGGAGGTAAAGCAGGAGAAAAATTAAGTATACCTAGATTACTAGGTGGTGGACTTGGAGCTGCTGCAATCGCTGCACCATTCTTTATGGGTGGTGATGAAGAAGAGGTAGAAGAAGAAACTCCATTTACACAAACACCAGATAGTATTGCTAACATAGTAGAACAAGCTAGAAACCAAGATCCAAGTTTAAGATTCTTACCTAAACCAAAATTTGTAGATAACTTTTACGCTGCTGATGGAGGACTAGCTGATGTACCGAGAATGCCTATGCAAGAAGGTGGTATTATGGACCTTGGTGGTATGGAAAAAGATTATAGAACTGGTGGCTTTGTAGAACTGGGAGCAGAAGAACGAGCAGATGATGTGCCAGCAAGATTAAGTAAAAACGAATTTGTATTTACAGCAGATGCTGTAAGAAATGCAGGCGGAGGTGATATAGATAGAGGCGCTGAAGTTATGCAGAACATGATGGACAATTTAGAGGCAGGTGGTATGATATCCGAAGAGTCGCAAGGTATGAATCCTGCACAAGAAATGTTT